CGTGAATACAGCAACCTATCGCATCACAGTGATTGGCTATTGATTAATTCAATACGCCACATCAAGAGGATGAAAAATGTATCTTGCCGTAGGTTGTAGGTTCCGTGGTGGTGTAACTATTAAAAACACATACGATCCTGATGCACTTGCGTATCTGAATGCAGTTGAGGCGGCCGACACGCAAAGCCTAGAAAGTTCAGTTAAGGCGGCGATTAACTCTTTTGTTGTAGGTTGCAAAGCTGACGGTATATGGACGGCTTTAGTTGGTTCCTGTATTATGGCGGGCGCTAGAACATTAAGCGGAGCATTGGTTCCTTTGCGAGGAAACGCACCTTCAAACAGCAACTTTGTTTCTGGCGACTACAATCGTAAGACTGGCATTTTGGGCGACGCATCAACAAAAACTATTTCAACAAACTACAATAACACGGATCTGCCTCAAGATGATGCTCATGTTTCTTGTTATGTAACACAAGCTCCCACGACTTCTGCAACTCTCACAAGAATGTTTATTGGTCAGGTTCTTGGTGCTGGGGGAAGAATCTGGATGCTAAATAATAGCTCTGGAAATTTAAACCTAAAAAATAGAATTAACTTAACTGGTGGGACAACAATCACTAGCGAAGGAACGACTGCCGGATTCAAAGGGCATTCAAGAAGTTCATCCACTAATACGACGATTAGAACCTCGCAAACAAACACGACAAATACAACCGCATCCACGACGCTTGTTTCTGGTGCTATCGCTGTTTTTAGTGATGGAGCCTCGGCAAGATATAGCGATGCTCGTATGTCTTTTTATTCGCTTGGAACAAATGTCGATTTAGCTCTATTGGATACACGCATAACTGCATTAATGACGACATTTAATGCAATCCTTTAGGCTGAATTGGTTTTGACACGATTTTAGAATTACATGGCATACGATTACGCAATTAATCAGGATACCTCGCTAAGCGTTGGTGAATATGGCGGGAAGGTTGCCACTACCACGGCCACAGTCACGGGTAACTTTCAGGCAATTCAATTCATAGCCGACGGCCAGTTTACCTCCGTCAGCCAAACATCTTTAACTGGCGATGCTTTGACTGGGATCACTTTTTCAGCCGGGTTCGTTGTGTTTGCGGCCGTGACTGCCTTTGCACTCGCCTCCGGCAAGGCCATCGCCTACACGCGGGGCAACTAATTATATGCCAAGCCTGTCGCTGGGCTTAGGTTTGCATAAAAACCGCATATTTGCGGCTAGTGGAGGAGGCAATCCATTTTCTCCGTCTGACTTGTCTGGGTTGTCCATGTGGCTTAAGGCAGATGCAGGCGTTACGCTTTCGGGATTAAATGTAACAGCCTGGGCAGATCAAAGTGGCAACGGAAGAAACGCTACACCAGTAGATGTTAGCCCAACATTTAATGCCAGCGAGTTAAACAACAAGCCAACCATAAGTCTTTCATCGATAAGTGGTGGAACAAATAAATCCTTGCAAATTTCTGGTAATCCAATGGGAGAATCTGGATCAACTGCTTTTGTTGTGAATTATGTAGATAAAAATATATTCAATAGTGATAATAACGGAGCTCTTTTGGGAAACTTTGGGAATGCCTCAGATGGTAGTCATTGGCCGTTTGGGCCTGAAAATTCTGTTTATGATTCCTTTGCAACAGATTCGAGAAAAAATAATCTTGGAATACCGGAGGGAATCCTTAATTGGAATATCTACTCTGTTTTTTCTGAGGACAATAACTGGAAACTGTTTTGCAACGGAAATGAATTTTACTCTGATTCAGAAAATGTTTATTCAACTTCAATAGCAAACTCAACAAGCCTTTATGTTGGCATGCAAAACAACGCTGGATCGAATCAAGTATTTAAAGGAAAAGTTGCGGAGGTTGTAATTTACAATCGTGTATTAACATCAACTGAGCGCCAACAGGTTGAACAATACTTGTTTAACAAATATGCAATTTCAACGGCAGATGTTTCAACATCAAATACAAGCGTATTTGTTGCTAAATATGCAGACTCAAATAGCACTGGAACGTATGATAAAAAAACAAATGGGCAAGATGTTATTATAAACAGCGCTGGACATACTGCTCAAGTAGGATCTGGATTTTGTTACAGACTTGGCGGTAATGGCGATGCCAGACTTTTGGTGAGTCCATCAACAGTTGTGAATGACGCCGAGGTCGGTGACTTATTTGGCACGCCCATTGGCACCTGGGCTTTAATAGATGCTTTTTTTGATGGCGAAAACGATGCTTGGTATTACGAAATAAAATCAACCAATCCATCAACAAATATCAATTATATACCCATAAGTGGATGGTCAACAAACATGACTGTTGGAGTCATTTTATGAAATGCATAAACATGTCTCTTGTTTTGATAATTCTTGCTTCCTGTTCTCCAAAGCCAAAGAGCAAGGTTTTACAGCTCCCGGCTTACGGAGACATGTCCGCAGCCGAGGACGCGGGGAAGGCAAAGTGAATGGACTGCTTCGACTCAGCCGAATGGCGTGAGCTTCAAAGCCAGCTCCGCTACCTAGAAGCCGAAGGATTCATCGAACGCTGGACAGATAAGGACGGCGTGGAGTGGGTGCGGATTGCCGAAGGAGCTGAAAAGGTATGAGCACCGACCAAGTTGCTGAACTTGCGGAGCGGTTAAGTCTAGTCCGTGAAAGCATCGCTAGAATTGAAACCCGCCAGGGCGTTATCATGGATATGCTGGAACGCTCCCAAGCCAGCCTAGGCGAGTATCACGGCCGCCTTACTGCCATGGAGAGAGATGCACATACGATTAAGACCCGTCTCTGGTTTGTCGCGTTGGTAGCCGGAGCAGTTTGCTCAATGGCGTGGGAACTAATTAAGCGCCGGATCGGGCTTTGACATAGCGCAAGGGGCATGGAAACAGTCATTCCCGCACTTCTTAAAATCGATTGGCTTGGCGCTCTTGGCGCAGTAACTGCGCTCCTTGGAGCCGTTGCAGCAGTGGCCGCGTTTATCCCAGGTGAAGAACCTGAACGGACGCTCGGTCGCATAGTTGAGTTTCTGTCGCGATTTTCCAGAAAATAGTTGTTTATGATCGCCGGCATCTTAACGGCGCTTGGCGGATTGTTTGGAATTGTGCTCTGGATCCTGAAACGCAAATCGCCCATTCAACGAAACTTTGAGGCGATCGAACTAGAACGCCGCAAAAGACAGAGGGACATTAATGCCTGGTGGACGCATCGGCCTCCTACTGATTCTTAGCCTGGCGTTGGCAAGCTGTGCCACGACATCGCAAACGCAGGACGGCCCTCCGCCCAGCCAGGACAGCATCAGCTATTTCATCTACGCTTGGGACAAAGCCGAGCGAACTAACAAACCCTGCCCGCAGGCTTATAGAGATTTGTATGCACAGGCGCTCAAGGCGTTATCTGACAGCTTGGCAGAAACTGAAAGAGAGCGAGCGAGGAATCAGTGACGAATCTCGCTGAAGCCAGCTCTAGGACTTTGCGGGCCATCGATACGCTAGACGCCAAGTTTCAAAAGCGGGTGAGGGGATGGCTAAATGAAATGGTGGCCAGCAGGATCACACCTCTGATCTACTGTGGTCGACGTACCATGGAGGAGCAGGCCGCGCTCTATGCTAAAGGCAGAACGAGTGGCGGCCGGATCGTGACCAAGGCTCGCCCCGGCGAGTCGTTTCACAATCATGGCCTCGCTTTCGATTGGGTGCCGATCAAGCCAGCTCCGAAAAATGCGGATCTATACGCAGCGGATTGGGACGACGAAACCGCTTTCCGCCTTGGCGAGCACGTGGGGCTAACCTTTGGCCTAGATCCAATCTCTTGGGAGACTGGCCATCTTCAGGCAAGCGAATACAAGAGCTGGCGTGACATTCCCCGCGATGGTGTGGAACAAAAAACCGAACCTGTAGTGGTCAAAGGATTTGCGGTGAAGAAGAAAAACCTAGTTAGCAACAGGCCGTGGAGTTCGCGATGATGAGTCCAGAGCATGAAAAGCATCTGAACGGGATCCTTGCCGATTTGGTGCGGGATGTGTCGGCCAAATATCGCAAAGGGCAAGATGAACACGGCGGTGCGCTGTGGCGACGGCCAGTGTGGAAAGATGCGTGGGACGAGATTTTGGATCTGTGCACCTACGTCCACACTTTGAAGATGCAGCTATCCGTCATCGGCGACCTTGCTTTGCGTGGTGCGTCTGACGAGACGGTT